GCCGCACTATCAAATATTGGTGCCGCATGCCTATCTTCTACATTTTTACCAAGATCTACTAAATCTTCAAATGTTTCCATAGCCTTTGTGGCATATGCATCCATTTCTCTATCTAGTTGTTCTAAACCTTCTACAGTAGGTAGTGCCGCTTGAGCTCTTTCTACCATACTCATTTCGCCTTCTATTTCAGCTATTTCGTTTTTTACTTCTTCAGTAGTAGGTTCTTTATCTTCCTGTTCTACATCAGGAAGTAATTCATCTAAATCTGGTAAGTTTAATTCTTCTTCTAATTTTTTTGTCATTTTCGTTTCTTTTTAGAATTTTGAGGTTTATTAAAAATCTGATTTTCAGTTATAACCCTAAAACTCATCCCTTGTGATTTACACCATGCATGAGCTGCCGCCCACTTGGAATGATTGACTACTGCCGCTGCCTTTTGAGCTTGTGTTCTTGCTTCGCTCAATGTCTGACTAGCTGGTTTAATCTCAACCATCTCAGCATGATTCTGTCCCTTCTTATCTTTGTATACTAATAACAAGTCAGGTACATAAGTACTCATTTTTCCAGTTAGTGGATTTTTATATGGAATTCTGTGTGTTTCACTGCCCCAGCCTAGTATTGCTGGATGATTATCACACATACGCATTACTGCTAATTCCCACCCACTTCTATAATGAGGTGTTCTTTTACCTAAGTATTTATCAGGGTTAGATGGTATGAATTTTCCATTTTGGAATTTGGGCATTAGTTACTCCCAAGAGGAGTATCAATTCTATAGCCTTCGTATGCAAATGTTACTCTAAAAGTAGTAGGACTACTGTCCGAGTAGTCTAATGTATCTGCATCTGCATTTTGTATAAATGGGTGAAATATTTCGATTATGTTTTTTTGTTTATTAGTATCAGTTCTAGTAATAACCATAGATGTGATATAATGATTAGTTGTTTTTAGATCAAAACCTTTAGGGCTATTAAGCCATTCAGCATAACTGCCCTCGTTCATTGGTCCTGTATAATAATGGTCAGCGTACTTCTTAAGAAAATTTTCAAATACAGCATCTTTGGTATCATATGCTGTTAGTGTTATAGGAGTATAATCTATTCCTGTTTGAACTACGCTTTTATTATTATAGTTGTTTAACGTTTGTGTTCTATACACAAACGATGGCATTGCCACGTTAGCTATTCTGGGTAAGTAAACTACACCGTCATCGCCATTAGCAATTGTATTTAACTTTACATCGAAATTATATTTATTTCTTGGTATAGCTAATAGTTTTTCATCTCTTTTGTGTGGTAAGTCTTGACCATACAAAATATGTGCGTCATTACCCAATGCCATTGTATTAGTTCCTAACTATTAACTAGTTGCGCCTGATTCACCAACTGTTTTAGCTTTTTTGCCCGACAATACATCATCACCGTCTACTGTATGTACTGCGTGATCGTAACGTACTGTTAATGTAACTTGCACCATATTTGAATCTGCATAGTTTAAATCACCATATTGTATATTACTAATAAACGCACCTTGTAAGTCCCATGTATCAAATACAGATGGTTTAGTTGCACCATTGGCACCATCTAGTGTTTCAATTTTTACGTTAAATTTATATGCACTACCGGCAATAGCACTTGATTGATCTGTGTGATCAACTTGCTTGTTTAGTTGTTCGCCTAATACTTTAATAACGTTTGAATCCATGTCATCACGTAATACAATAGTTACTGGTTCCCAAGTATGCTTACCTGCTAGATACATTTTTGAGTTATATGAATCAACAATAACTTCTTCGTGTGTTAAGTTTGGACGTGAAGAACTAATAACGTTTTGCGTTGTTTGATCTTTAAGTGTTCCACCGCCTAAATTTGTAAATGACACTCTAAATCTATATTGTAGTTTAGGCATCAAAGTAGTACCTACTGTTGCGTCTGTTGGTACTCCAAAATTTGTAATTACAGCCATTTTATTTCTCCTATAATACTATACTGTAGTATTTCTGTTATATTGTATTTATCAAAACATCGTCGAAAAACAACAATCTTTTAGATTTATCACATTAAAGGCTACTATATTTCTATAGTAGCCCTTATTTTAACTAAAATTAAAGTTTTAGTTTAATTCGCCAGTATTTACAATTCTAATTGGAATGTAAATAAATTCTGCTGATTTTGTAGGCTCAATTGCTACGTCAACATAGAATTCATTAGCATCAATTCTTGCTGGTGTGTTGTTTGTTTCATCACATACTACTGCGAAGTCATAAACACCACGTTGCCTCATGATATTTGATAAAAATCCTTCAAAAGTTGCTTTAGCATTTTCTCTTGTACCTGCATCATTTGGTTCAAACAAGAATGGTCTTGCAATTACGGCAAAACGTTCTCTTAGATAAGCTGTAAGTCTTGCAACGTTAACTCTGTCTAATGCTGAAGCACCTGCATGTAATGATTTCTGACCAAATACAACTACTCCGTCTGTAGGGAATGTTGCAATTGGATTCATCTTTTGTTCATACATTGCATCTCTAGAACCTTGTGTTAATGATAGTTTAACAAACTCGTCTTCACTGTTTAAGTAACCAACGCTAGTTGCATTTTGTACAACACCACGTGTTAAACCTGCTGGTGCAAACCATTGGAAGCTCACGTTATCACTGTATGCATATGTGTATAATGCAATGTGTGATGCTGGAGCAACAACGTTGTCGCCAGTTGCTGGGTTAGTTGTTAATGCATGTGGATAATAAACTGCACTGTAAGTGTTTGATGTTACTAGACCGTCTTCGCCATTTTCTGTAGCAGTAGTTCCTTGTTTCCAAGCAATTGCTTCAGTTTGGTTTAAACGGAATGGAGCGTCAACAATAACAAATGCTGTTTCATCTCTATCACTGTTTAATGTTACCATTTCATCATACATTTCTGTATAACCTGGAGCTGCAATTAAACGGAACGCTACTGTATCTTCACGTAGTTCTGAACCAGCTGCTGATGCCTGCATAGCAGTTACAACAACTTTACGCTGAGCTAATCTACCAAACGAACCTTTGCCGCTTGCTTGATTTCCAGCTTTGTTACGCCATTTCCAAGTTGTTCCTAATGAACCATCATATTCTCTAACTGTGTTAGCTGAACGACACATGTTAATACCAGTCATTCCAACTGGGTGTACTAGTGGATCTGGAGCACCTGCTAATAGAGTTGCTTCAAATGTATCTGCTGTTGTATCGTTAGCAGTAATATCGCCAAATACAACACCACCGCTTGTGCTTTGATCTGTACCATCTTTAACTACCCATGCAGTACCATTGTGTCTGTAAATTACAGGGTAACCGCTTGCGTCTGTATCAATCCAATAGTCACCGTCAGCTAGTGCGTTTCCGCCTGTGTCTGATGTTGGTGCTGTTGTTGTGTATTGTACGTCTGCTGCACGTTTCCATTTTTGTGTACCTGAGTCTGATGCAACTTCATAAACTGCTAATTCGTTTACATCTGGATCAAACCATAGTGTACCAGTTACTGGATTACCAGTTGGTTGTGTAGTTGAAGCAGTCATAATAAAACCGCCTGTGCCTGCAGAACCGTCTGATGAGATTGAATCCCAATCGTTGCCTGAACTGTCATAGCGTTTAAGTTCAATAACTGCGTTAGCAACATCACTTAAATCAAACCAAAGGTCGCCCTCTGCTAATGATCTAGCTACACCGCTACTACCGTCTTGTGGAATATCGCCTGTTGTTCCATCTGGAGCAGAAGCATCTGCATATGTAATTGCTTTACTTACAAATGAACCTGCAGCCGTTGTAAACAAACTAGGTGCAATATCTAAACCTGAACCTGGAGTTGTTGTTTTAATCCAAACATCTCCTGCTGTGTTTGATGATGGTGCTGAATAATGTGGAGCAAATGTTACGTCATCTGCAAATCCTGAATCCAATAAATCCCATGCACCACTTACGCCTTTGTAGTAATGTAATTCAGTACCAGATGTACTGTTTACTATTTCAACTAAGTAGTCACCATTAACTACTGTGGCTGTTGCTGCACCTGCCGAAGAAACAATTTCTACTGTTGGAGTTTTTTCAACCCAACCAGATGCTGTGTATTCGAATATACCCATGCTTGCACCTGTTGGATTTAACCAATAAGTATTATTTGCTGGGTCACCTGCTGGTGCTGATGAGCTTGGTCTAAGCTCTGTTAAATTAACATCAGCACGTACTATGTGCGCCGCTGACGCTTGTCCTAAAAATGAATATGCTGCCAAAAGCCCGTATTCGTTAGTTTCATCACCTTGTTGAACTGTACCAGATACTTTACGGAAATCAACGTTTCCGAAGTATTGTGTAAGTTCTCTTTGTGAAGTAACTAGAATAGGCTTTCCTGCGTTTGCAGACTTTGTGTATTTTGCAATGCCATCTGATTCAGTAAGGGTAGGATCCGCCTTATCCTCACCAGTAGCAATGAATAACATAGGAACAGTGCCGGCTCCGGCTGGGCCGTATACTGATTCGTCTGTTACTGAAACCTGTACGCCAGGTGAAGTAAGATTTGCCATGTTATAGCTCCTTTTTCTATTATAGGCTATTGCCTAAATTTACTATACATGTATTTATTTGATTTTGCTTAAATCGGGGGTTTATAGAGTTAACTTAGTTGTTATTTGAGGCTATATTTATCAAAAGGTCCTCAAAACTTTCACAAATGCACCTTTCAAATCCATCTGCCCACAGTCCATGAATAATCATATGGATTCTATTTTCTGTTCCTGTATGCAATACACTGTGCTGTCTTCCAATATCAATAGCACGAGCATCTCCTGGTTGCCATGGTATTAGTCCTGCTTCTTCTAGTGCAAATTCTACGCCTGGGGGATTGCTAAGAGCTACATTAAATGCAGCCATTCGTCTTTCTTCAAAATCACTATGTGGCTGAATAAAACCTTCTGGCTCTAATAACATATATCTAACTCTATGATATTCTTTAATTGGAAAAGTGTTCTTTAACCATTCAACTGTAACTGGACAGTCTTTTGCAATTTCTGTCCAAGTATATGGTGCTATATTATCTGGAGTATCAATTCCTTCTTCTACATAATGATTTGCAGGTTGTGTTCTTTCTGCTGACTGTCCATGTACTGCAATACTGCTCCATCCAGGATTCCACCCACCTCTATGTTTAACAAACCTATCAAGAAATTGTTCAGCTTCTGCAGCCATTTCCTTGTAAGGAACTGGTATATTTAAAAGTAAACTAGGACAGTTACTATCTTGTATAATCCATTTTGCATATTTATTTTCAACACGTTTATCATTTTTCCAATTATCAAATTCATTACCTGGTATTTTTAAACCATGATAGTGTTGTGTAGTTTGTTTGCATTCAGTAATAAATTCTTTTACTTCTTTTAAATTATTAAAGTACTCACTGTCTTTTTTTATTTGTTCCATTTTAAAAGCCTAAATATATGTTGTTCTGATAATTCAGAAAAATCTGTACGAGTAATATGTTTATCTATCCAATCTAATCGTTTAAAATTACTGTTACAATCAGCATTATATACTAGCATATTATTATCTATGCTACGTTCATGTAATTTATGTAATAATTCTCTACCTAATTCATACCTTTGTTGTAGGCTATAATAAAACGAAGTAGGCATATAATGAAAAATATTACTAAGATGAATGTATGTCATTTTATTCTCAATACGTCTTGTAAGCCCTTTATAACGATGTACATCAAACAAATTAAGTTGTTCAATTCTTATATTCATAAAACGGAATTCTTCTTTTTTCCATTCAGCAAAGCCTTCTTTGTTTAACTCGTCTATTGTTTCTTGAGAATTGATTAGTTGGTTTTGTCCCTTAAAGTTTACTCCTTCTACAGAGTCCATCATCTTTTTTGCAAATTCAATATAAGAAGTATTTGGATCATATTCATCAAATATTTTTAAGGTGTATTCTATTGCACTCTTAGATACATCATATATAAGAACAGTATCTCGGCGTTTTAGTCCTAATTTAAATGCAAAAATAAGTGCAGTTAATCCAGCAGCAGGACAGACTATTTGCTCAAATAAAGGCCATCGTCCTCTGGAAGTAGCTTCTTCCAAAAGGTTCTCTGGAAATGTTTCAGTATTAGCAATAAAAAATGAGTTAGTAACTTGAACCTCATCTAGAAATTGTGCCCTATGTCGAGGACCATCTTCTTTTACTTCTGCATATGCATATTGCTTTGCTACTCTACATTCATGTGGCCATGATAATACTTTTTCTCCAGACTCTATTAATGCTTTTACTATATTCCAACCTTCGCCTCTTAGTTCTTGATATGTTTTTAAATCTTTACCAGGAGCAATCCAATGTGGTGTATATTGATCATGATGATTTTCTTTACTACGTATAGGTACTATTGTTTCAAGTGGTGAATTTCCTGTTCTCTCTCCCCATTCAGGAAAGCCAGCTTCTGCCCACCAATTAAGATCTATAAAAAATGCTTGTGGATGTACTTCGTAATAACCTTCTTGTCGATCTAGTACGTGACCAATAAACTTAGCATCTGGGTTTGCTTCATGAAACTTTTTAAACTCTGGTAAAAAGTTAGGCCCACGTAAAGTAGTTCCTTGTTTAAATACAATTATCTGTGAAAACCCGTCTTTGTGTGCTTGAGTTAATAAATCAAATATAGTGTCGCTTGCAAACTGTTTACTAAAAAATACTCCTAATTCAACCGACCAATAATCGGTCATATTTTTTGTATAACCTTTTGCAAAATCATCTTTAATATTGTTATTATATAACCAGCCAACTGTTATTTCTTTTTTGCGGTTTTTTGATTGCCAAAAGTCTTCATTGAACATATACTATACTCCTTTATGTATATATTTATGCTAACTTTTCTATAGTGTGTTGTCTAAGATCTTCAAGAGTAGATGTATTCAATAACTCAACATCAAATTCCCAACCTGCCCAGCTCCATTCACTTTTGTGTATATTTGAATATTTGCCAGCCATTCCATCTACAAGATGTGATCGTTTACCAGATGCTTGTGCAATATTCATTGTAGAAGCAACATTCCACCATTCCGGTTTATCATCTCTCCATACAACTGCTGTAGTTCCACCTAAATTTTTGATTGCTTGTAATTCATTAAAGAATCTACAATCACTTATTACTACATTTTTTTCTGAATTTATAATTTGTCTTTCACAAGCCGCTACCCATATGTCTGGATGCCAATGTGTTCTTAGTGCATCTGTGCCTATTTGTTGTAATGCAAGTCTTGGTGTGAAGTTTGGAATATCTAAACGTTTTGCCCACCATTTGTCAACTGTTTCTCTCCATACTCTGCTTTCTGGAGTATTGCCTTCTAATAGTATTCTATCCCATCCAAAGATATTTGCACAGGCATCTTTTAGCACACCAGCAAAACTAACCCTTTCAAATCCTTCTTCAATTAAGAATCCTGCTGCCGTATCTTTGCCGTGTCCAATAAGTCCACATATACCAATTATTTTTTTACTCATGTTTGTATTATACTAACTTTCTATAAAAATGTCAAGCATATATTACAGAGTTACTATATTTTATTGAGCTGCGAGATAATAATTCTTCGTTTTTTTCTTTATCCATCCATCCGTGGCAAAACAATATATATCTGTTATCCACATATCTAGTGTTACCATGTAAGGTTCCTGTATGACTTATAACATACCAGTCAGTGTCGTCTGGTAGGGTTGGGATAATTTCTTGTTCGTTTTTTATAATTGCTAGATCTCCTTCTCGTGATCCACCAATTACCATTCTATATCCACAAGGCTCATTTTCTTGGTTATGCTTATACAATTCCATATTGTTTTTTGGTTCAACGAAATCAATATGCATGCCACCTTTCATATGCATGTGGTGAATTTTTATATTTACTAAATCACTGAATGGAAGATATTCTTTGCAATAATCTAGCATTGCAGATTGTGAAGAAGTTAAATCTGTTCTAGGCTTTGATATTCCATAATTTGGATTGCCTTCTAATAGTCGTTGTGCTTCAAAAGCCGTAGCAGTATGTGGTAGAAGTTGAACATCAAAATCTTTTATAAGTTCGTCACATCTGTCAAACTTAGGTAAATCTATGGGCATCCATAAAATATTATTATAGTTCATTTATTCTTCTCCATGTTTGTATTTATAAAGTGTTAAATTATCTTTTACTTAAATCACGCATATGTTTTAATAATTGCTTCCAAGTAGGTGGTTGTTTCTTTTCTATCTTGGGTATGATGTATGTTTTTGGTTTAGTGGTTGTTGTACACTGATTACATCTACAACTGTCGCATATTTTTACTTCGTAATATTCTCCACCGTCAACTTGATAATGTTGTGCAGTAGCATAAAGAGGTGTCCCACAATGTGATCCACGGCCGCAATTTTGACAACAATTGCCGTTGTGATCGTGAATTGTGTTTAGATGCATTTAACCAATAACAAATCCAAGCCCAGTGCTTCCATCGTTATACAATGTAAGTTCTGTCTCTAGCTTATCAATTTCTGTCAAAGCGTCTGTACGTAATTGGTCTGCGTTCATTGTAGTACCACCTTGTGGTCCTGCAATTTGTGTAAATTTACCACGTGCTTCTGCAAGCATTAATCTTGCGTGTGCAAATGCGTAATCTTTTATCCAAGGACCAGCATATGTATCTTCTAGTAAACTTTCTGTAGGTCTGTAGTTATAACAATGCAATACTGCATTGTCATCTGCTTTAATTTTTCTTTGTAGGATTAATTTTTTATCTTGTGGACGCCATGTAAACAATA